GCGCAGCTAGAGCTGAAGCACTCCCGGTAGCCACGGCCACTGGCGTTATCGTTTTGAGACTGCCACTTGACATCGAGAGGATTGGGAAACCTGGCAGCCGGTGGCCTAGGTGGGGTTGCGGTCATGGTCAGTTTCCAGCGTCAGCGGCCAGTCTACCAAGCTCCATCATCGCCAGGCTTCCACGACCTTGCCAGCCAGCAATAATAATTCGACGGCGCCTTTCTTCCTCGGCGATCTTGCGAGAAACTTCAGTCAGTGTTTGACAATCAGCAAACTCGTCAACAATGCGCAGTTCAAGTTCCATGGTCAGTTTCCAGCGTCAGTAGCCAATCTATCACGTTCACGCCAAACAAGATCGTCTAGTTCGTCCATCCACTCTTCGGGAATAGCTTGATCAGTAGCATTGCGTATGATCATTGCCTGAAGAATGTCAGCAGTGCGCAGCCTATCAACTTCGCGCCGAGGTTTAAGATCAACCGAAGGCTTTACGTGCCCTGTGGCAGCAGGGTGAAACGTCTCAGGGCCATCCTCTCTCCCCCATGGGCAAGATATAGTAGCACCACCATCTTCCCTGCTCCACGGACGGCGCCACAGAGTAATAGAACCGCCCTGAGTAACACGCTCAAGCGCTCTTGCGTGCATCTCCTCGAATATCAAAGCAGACTTACCACACTGCCAGCCAGACACGATGATTCGACGGCGGCTTGCGTCACTAAGCGGTTTGCCAATAAAAGCCTGATAATCAAGCATGGTCAGCCCTTTGCTAATTGCCCATCAATCATAGCACAATCATCGCAGCGTCAGTGTCTTGCGAGCGACAAGGTGCGTCACCCCTGCCGGATCAACGACAACAACGCCAGCCGTTGCAGAAGATGGTAACAGTTTGTAGGAATATGGCAGCTTCCAGCCAATCTCGCCGTTGTGCCGGACCATCGTAAACTCGCGGGGGCGTTCCATGGTTCAATCATACTCTGTCATAAATTCAGCCTCAAAAGCCTCTGGAGAAAGTGCCGCCCGTGCTTCGTCGAGGCTGGCCTGGGTGATATTGCTACCACTTAAGCTGCTTTTAGTGTAGCAGCTAACACTGTCTTTGTCAAAGCCAGCCCTGCCGACCATGAGCCGTGCAAGCAGTCTTAAGCGTTTAAGCCATTTTCTGCGAGGCGGCGTTCCGGTGAGCAGCAGCCAGCAGCCGTCATTCTCCCAGCACAGGGCCGTAAGACGCTGAACAGATCGCCTGCTTTCAAAAAGCCACGGGGAAAGCCACGGCTCGTCTATGGCGATCCCGCCAATTCGCTTGTCAACGCTTTTTACGCTTTCGGGTCGGCTGACAAATTGAACAGTTGAACCGCTAGATGCGCAAAAAAACGCGAGACTGTCCTTGTTAGCGGTCCAGCCACTTTCGTCGTTCAAAACCTCAAGAAAGCGCTCCCAGGCGCATATCGCCATTCGACGGGAAGGAGAAACGTGAAAATATGTCAAGAAAGAGTGCGAAAGAGCTTCGGATCGCAGCTTTAAGCAAGCCGCAGTGGTCTTGCCGAAGCGACGACCGCCTGCAAGAACACAGAATCGACCGCTATCATTAAGACTTTCTTCTTGAGCGGAAGTCAGGGGGATCATGTTCGCGGGGACGTTCCATGGCTCAATCATACCTCATCCCTTGCCGGCAAGCAACGTGATAGAATGACACTGCAACAATCAACGCATCATGGGCACTCTCGCTGACTGGCAGATCCACGAACGCTGCATGGCTGGCATGGTCACTCCGTATGATCCTGCGCTGGTCAACCCGGCATCGCTTGACTTGCGCTTGGGCAGCAACATTATGATCGAATCAGCGGAAAGCCCAGAGATGGTGCTAGTTTCAATCGCTAAATACACAAAGAAAAATCCTTATCTTATAGTGCCAGGACAGTTTTTCCTGGCTGAAACTGAAGAGTTTTTTAACATTCCCAACGACTTGGAAGGCCAATTTATCCTTAAATCTTCCCGCGCAAGGAGTGGACTGGAGCACCTTTTTGCCGGATTTGGCGATCCCGGCTGGCATGGCTCGCGCTTAACGCTTGAGCTTCTAAACGTTCGCCAGCTTTGGCCGATAGGCATTTATCCAGGGCTCAAAATCGGGCAGATGAAGTTTTCTACGATGGATTCCGAACCTAGGCTCTCTTACGCCGTCACCGGCAGGTATAATAACGATGCAACCGTCACCGCATCAAAGGGCTGAAGTTATGACAAGCATCGAAGAAACACTGGAACAACGCGGCAAGCGTTACGGCAAGTTTACGGATCACGCTCAAGTCACGCAAGACCTAAAGCGAGTCGTCGCCGCCCATTTACAAGGAGGCCGCCCGCACATGGCAGCAGATCAATGGGAGGCGCTGGATATGATTTTCCACAAAATAGGTCGCATTGTCTGCGGTGATCCTAATTACGCCGATAGCTGGCACGATATTGCCGGTTACGCCAAGTTGGTGGAAGATCGGCTTAATGCTGGCGGCGAAGAGACTCTTCGCATCGAGACTGCCAACGGATCAACAATCAGCTCAGCGCCGAGCATTGGCGAAATCCTGAGAAGTCTTGGCTTGTAACAATGGGCAAGCGAGTAGCTTTAGCTAAATGCGTAAGCCCAAGCTGCGGTTCCCTTGACGTAGCCATCGTAGAAACACGCATGACAGCGTGCGGCAGTCGCGCAAGACGGCGGCGCTGCGAGGGTTGTGGCCATCTCTGGTACACCGTGCAGCCGCCTGAAGAGCAAGTCGAAAGCTGGCGGCTGATCTGGACGAAAAAAGGGCCAGTCACACTGGAGCCACCGCCAGAATCGCCAGAAAAAGGCAAAATATAGAGAATTAGTAGACTCTGTGGGTAGTAATAGTACCCGATTCGCCTTTTGCAAGGTTAAATTTGCCCAGACATAAATAACCAAAGGCGTCGAAAGCATGATCAACGCCAAGTTTTTTGTTTGGCATTCTTGTGCCTTCGGCGTAACCAAGTGTGCGGAATGACTTTATCAGCTCCCGGCAACGTGGGTGAATCTTGGTATGCACTTCCCCGTCTGCTGTGCGCAATGCTGCGTTTACGGATCGAATCTTGTCAGCGGTGTTATAGGGCGCTTCAGGGGCAAAAACAGTAATTCCGGCCTTCCTAAGAATCTGATGATCGCTAACACCAACGCCAGACGTTTGCTTCCTTTTGCCGGTCGGGTCAGGGCAGGCAATAATGCGGCGGCGAGTATCTGCGTCTTCGCTTGCCCAGCATTCGCCACCATATAGATCAATTAGCACGTCTGCCATGTCCCATGTATTGGCGCCCTTTAGGTTCAGTTCATTAAAAATTCGCAATTCTACAGCTCTGCCGTTTACCTTAATAATGTTTGCGCAAATAGCAGTAAGCGGATCGTTGTTAAAGTCCATTCCAACATATAGCGGCAACCTTGGATCGTCTTCAATCGTTGAGTCGATATTATCCATCGAAAAACACGACACCACAAGACCCGTGTTTGACAGTATCTTCGCTTCATATTCTCGCTCGAACACTTCAGGCGCCAGCGTTCTTTTGGCTTCCGCAATTTCGGCTGCTGGAATGTTGCCACCTTGCAAGGATGTGTACTCATATAATGACCATTGCTTAGGATCAAGCCTTTCCAGGCCAGGATCAGCCATGTCAGCATTCTGTAAAAGCAGGACTGTTTCGTAGAACCAACCTGCGGTGCCTTCCGGCGATGGAGTGGTAGTAAAGAGCGCCCAACCGTTGCGGTCAGAAAGTGCAGGACGGATAACTGATCTCCATGTATATTCCGTCTGAAAAGCGCATTCGTCTAAGTTTACTCCGCTTAATGCAGGACCGCGCAAAGCATCTGGATCCTCAGAGCCCTTAAGGTAGATGCAAGATCCGTTAATCAAATCTATTCTAAGGTTTGATTCGTTTTTCTTTCTTATCCAACGTTCGGGAATAATACTCTTGTAAGTATCCCAAGCGATCTCTTTTGCCATCCGATACGTTGGCGCAACATAATAGTAATTGCCCTTGCGCTCACTAGCGCCGCGCAGCATTTCGATTGCCCCTAGCACCGTCTTTCCGCCACGCCGGCCAGCTAAGACAACACGAAAACGGCGTCGATCATTAAAAATCATCCCCTGCATTGGCCGCAGAGAAAGCCGGTTTTTACCTACTACAATGTCGCCACTTGGGCGAAGTCCTGCGGGGGCAGTGGCTGTCGCCATGGAAACTCGATCTTATCCATCGACTGTAACCTGTGCATCCTGGCGCCGGCAGGCTAGGCTACTGGCAAACGCTTTGCCGCAATGAACCTAGCAACCAGAAAAATATCACTGCCAAACTACATAGACGTAGATAGTCCATTTTATATGGACGACATAAATAGGCGAATGCGGCAAAAGTGGGAAATAATGCAAGCCGTCACAAAGGGGACTGAGTATTTACACGCAAATGCACATATCTACCTGCCGCGTGAACCAAGAGAGCAAGAAGATCCGAAGACCAAGATTGACCCATGGAAGACTCGCGTTAATCTTTCTGTTTTGGCGCCGTTCACAAAGCGCTTAATTCATAACGCAGCCGGCATGGTTATGCGTAAGATGATTAAACTAGAAGGCGGTGATCCATATTGGGAAGAGGAGTTTAGGAAAGATGTTGACGGTGACGGCACTTCATTGGATCTGTTCGCTCTAAAGCGGCTAGAAGTTGCGCTTACCTATGGCATGTCGTCAATAGTCGTTGACGCAGAAAGGCGCGAAGCGCAATCTGCTAACGATCAAATCAAACCATTGCGCCCATACTTCGTGCCGGTTGATCCATGGCAGTATTTAGGTAGCCGGCGAGAAAGTGACGATCCTGGCGCAAAGCTAACAACGTTTCGCTATCAGGAAGAGCGCAAAGTTGCTAAGGGCGCCTACGGGGAAGAGTACGTTTTTGTCGCTCGCGTTCTTGTCCCTGGCGCTTACGAAGTGTTTGAATCAAACAAAACAATAGGTGACATTGGCTTTACCCCTCTCGACTATATTCCGTTAGTGCATATCTATGCTGAGAAAGAAGGCTACTTATGCGCTACTCCCCCACTGTCTGACGTTGCGCATCTGAATATCGCCCACTACCGGCGCCTAGCGGACCTTCTGCATTCGTTGCACATTGCCGCTATTGGATTGCTGGTGCTAGAGGATTACGACAATAACGAGGCGATTACGGGGCAGAATTATGCCATCAGAATGAATGTCGGCCACAAAGCGTACTGGGTTCGGTGTGACGCTGGCTCTTTTGTAGCGCAAGCGGCTTTACTTGATCGCCTGGAGAATGAAATCTCGCATCTTGGCGTTACAAAGCTGCTAGGCCAAAAGCATGTAGCTGAAAGTGCCGACGCAAAGCGTATCGACCACCAGCAAGCTAACTGTGTACTATCAGTGGCTGCAACTGAAACGCAGGCCGCACTTAATGAAGCATTTAGAATGGCGGCAGAATACAGAAACATAGAACCGCCTAAAGTTGTTATCGACAAGGACTTTGACTTCTATCGCTTGCTAGGCCAAGATGTAAGCGTACTGGCCGACATAGAAGCAAGCGGCCAGATTACGACTGAGCTATTCCTTCGCATCCTGGCCCAAGGTGAATGGATACCTGAGGACGTGGATCTAGTTGAGCTAGGCAAAGCCGT